GCCACCTCGGTAGCGGTGAACGCAGTAGATGCGCCAAGAGTTTCCGCATTTTTTTTCAGCATTTCAAATTCACTTGCTGATGCCCCCGTAACGGCTTTAACTTGTGACATTTGTGCTTCAAAATCCGCAAAAACTTTAACTGATAACGCGCCAATGGCCGCAATCGGCGCGGTTAGTTCAAACGTTAACTTTTTGCCGGTCGCTTGCATTTTGCGCCCCGCTTGATCGAGTGCGCGCTCCGCCTTATTTAGCCCCGAAATTAACGGGGCAATGTTCGCGAAAAACCTTAAATTGATTGAACTTAAATTCATGACTTGCCAAACCTTTGATTGTGTGCGTCGATGACCTCGCCACGCGTCCAAACGTGTTTCGGGCCTAAACGTTTATTTTCCCACGGGAACCGAATTAAATCGGTCGGTTTCAAACGTTTCTTCGTATGTGGCGCAATGTTAACCGACGCAATCCATCGCGCCCGTTCCCATTCGGCGCGATATTGTTGTTCCAACTTTTCGGAATAACCCCGCGAAGTATTTGAAAACTCCCGCGGCGTCATTGCGTAAAATTGCGACGGCGACAAACCTATTTGACCAAACGCGTACGCTTCAAGTGAATCCCAAGTGGGCAGTTCAAAATCGGCGTTGCCGTCGATGCTTTGGCCGGTTATTTTTTTTCTTCTTCTGAATTGAATTGACGGCCGAAAATTTCGAACGACTTTTCCAAAATTGACGAATCGTCGTCCAACAAATCGGCCACGTCGTCAATCGCCATTTTGAATGGCATTTTGTCCTTTCGTGCGCCGTCTTTGAATCCGCACCATACCAAGGTAATGGCTTGATCCAAAGTGATGTCATTTTGTAAAGACGTTAAAGCCGCGAGCGGCATTCCCGTTGCGCGTGAAAATTCACGCAATGCGTTAAATCCGAATCGTACGGGAAAACGCTTGTTGTTTGTTTCGATGTATTCAATCATAAAAGTAAAAAAATGGGGGCGTTGCCGCCCCCGTTAATTGTTTAGGCGTTTGTTGCTTCGGCCAACGCTCCAGTTCCCTCAAAAGAGAATGAGAATGTCGCGTTATCTTCGACGCCCGCTTCTTGATCCAAAGACGTGATAAATCCACGGCCGGAATAACTTTTTTCGGATGCAGTAACCGAACCAAATTTGACGTACAAATTAGTTCGGCTATTCCAATATCCAAATAAGTCGGAAAATCCGTCGGCACCCGTTAACGAGTACACGACCAATCCGTCGCCGGCTAAAGACCACGAGCGTTGACCGCCCAAAAGTTCACGGAACCCGGCGGAATCTTTATTTGATGTATCGCGCGTTTCCATTGATATTGACAAACTCGCGTTTGTCATACGACCTACTTCGTCGTAAGTCACGCCGTCCGTACTGAATTGGATCAGTACGTCGGTTGCGTTCATGATTGCTGTTGATGCTGGCATGATGTTTTATTTTTTTAGGGGTTTATTTTCGATGGTTGCGTCGGTTTCGTCTTTTGCGACGAACCCGGCGGCTTTGAGTTGTTCGGCCGTATGGTTTGGAACCATAACGAACGAACCTTTGGTGATCACGCGCTCGCGCATAACTTCCCAATCTTGTGTGAGTTGTACTTTTATCATAATTTAATGATTCTAAAAATTAGGTCAACTTGCTTGGCGAAAAATCGTTCGTCGTCTGAAAACAAATCCCGTTCTCCGTCAAATTTACAACTTTGAACGGCAACGTCCAAAATTATTTCGCGCATCCGAACAAAGGCCGAACGTACGTTATCGACACCAGTTGCAGTATCTGAATAATTAGTTGAAACCAACGTGATTCGCACGTCGATTTCGTCAATATGCGAATCCGAATCCTTCGACCGCGTGGGTGAATTGTTGATCACCTCATAGATTGCGTACGGCGTGGTTTGGCCTTGGGCGCCGACGGCTGGAAACACGCGGCCGCCGAACAACGCCGCGAGGTTCGCGTCGGTTGTGAACTTTGATTTTATGACCTTACCAATCATTTGACGGAGTTGTTGAATTCCTTTTCAATATATTTTCCCGCGTCGTTGGTAAATTTAGCCATGACCAAACCGCTGGTTCGGGCCTTTGCACGTTCCGCGAAACCGCGGTTTTTGCCGCCGTAGTTGCCCGACGAAATGTTCCCGTAGTTAATGAAGTGCGCGAACCATCCGCCCTTTTCGGGGTCTTTGAATGAACCCTTCACGCGTGGGCCGACCCAGTACGCGGAAAACAAACGGGCGTTGTTGACCTTCGATTTTCCGATACCAATGGATTTCGCCAACGTTCCGGGTTTTATTTCCGCATACAACCCGCCGTTGCGGTAAATTTTGAACGTTTCGCTTGCGTCTTTGATTTCCGACTTCATCGCGTCTTGCGTCAACTTCATTGCCGAACGCTGCAGTTTGCCGAGTTCACGCGCGTCGATAACGTTCGCGAATTTGTTTAATTCACGAACCACGCGGGCAAACTCGCCTTTGAGTTGCTCGTTGTCAATACCAATGCCGTCGTTTGCCATGTCAAATAAATTGCCATTGGGTTGATGCGGATTCCCATTTTTCAATGAACAAATCCCATTTCATGAGCGTACTATCCGACAACCTCGCGTGAATCTTCATTGTATGCTTTCGCGCATCGTCTGAAATAATAGATTCAATTTCGTAAATTTTGCCGCGATATACAATCGGCATTTTTTCGTTGACGTCATTGCGCCAACGGATCATGAATTGAACCTTTTTGTTTGCGGTCAGTTGGTACGAAACCTCGCCTTCGGTTCCCGACTTTTCTTCAACCTTCGCCCATACGGCCGCCAAGGTTGAAAACGAACGGATCCGTTGACCGAATTGATCAACTGCTTCGCTCACGTTTTGAATAACGATGCGCTGGTCGAAATCGCCGGGGTTCATCGCTTAAAATGAGAAAACTCGGTAGGGGTTCCAAAGATATTCCGACGCCGTTGGCAACCGCTTAACGGAATCCGTGCGGTTTTCGTACATATCGGCGATGACAAGTAGCATTCCTTGTTTTAGGGCCGCCGGAACCGCCGCGGCGTTGGCGTACCCCGCAACGTAGCGAATGAATACGGCGTTTATTGTTTCGTATGTTCCAAACCAACCCGCGTCGGGTGAAATGCGGGCGGGTCGGGAAATTAAATCGACTTTGTAGTCGGCGGCGTTTGCCGTGATGGTTGTTTCGTTTCCGTCAATGTATTTGACGTAGGTCACGGCCGTAACTGGCGAGCGCGACAAATGTATTTCGTCTTTGTAGTCCCCCGAATATGTCGGGAAATCGTCGAAGTATTCTTCGAACGTGGTTGGCATCAGCGCCAACCGAGTGAATGATTCGCACAATTCACGGGCCGCGGAAATAAAAATCGCCAACGTAACGTCGTCGTCGTTGTGATCAACTCGCAAAAATTCCTTCACGTTGGCCAATGTTAATGGTTCCGACGCGGGAGGCGTTACAATCTGAATTGTTTTTTGCGTGATCATGATTTTTATCTTTTTTGAACTTTAGTTTTTGGAACTGCGCGTTCAGCGCGTTGAGCGGCGGGTTTGGCGATAACTTCAGCCAAACCCGCGCCAACGTACTCCATCGCCGCCTCGGCGGTAAGGGTATGCACCTCGCCGGAGCGATATGCAAACCCGTTACCAACCAAAGTTTTAATGAATCGAATTTCCATTCGATTATGCCTTTTGAGTAATGTACTTGATTGCAGCGGTGTCGATTGCACCCGCGTCGGAACGCTTGTAAGCAATGTAACCAACCAAAAGAGCATCAGCAAAACGCTCGTTCAAACGAAGCATTTGAACGCCTCCAGCGTTGCGAACAACATATTTGCTGAAATCGGCAGCAACCAACGCTTTGTTGGTAGCGGCGATAGCGGCCATGTCGTTGTTGACGTAGAAGGGAACTCCGAACACGCGGTCGGGTTCGCCCATTGCCATTCCCGGAATGAACACGGGGAAGTCGTTAGAAGAACCAACGCCCAGTTTGCGAATAGCGGCGGCCGTAGTGTCGGCACCCATAAGAGCAAATTTCGGTGAGTTGCGGTATGACTTGTCGATGCTATGAATTAGCGTCAAGATTTCGTCGGCCGTGATTGCGGTGGCGCTTGCGGTAGTCAATGCACTTGAACCAGCGGTGATCAAACCTTGTGGTTGGCTTGAGCCGGTACCAGTTGTGAAGTGTGCGTTTTGACCGCGTGCGATACGCTCGCCAAGAGTGTTCACAAGGAACGCGTCAAGATCAAACGCTGCATCTTGCAAAAGTTGGTAAGAAACCTTAACAATTTTTGAAGAATAAGTGTAAGCGCCGAGGTTTAGGGCGGCAAATGTCATGTCGGAAACCGTGTCGGCGGAACCTTCAGACAAAATTGCACCTACAACGCTGGTATCGTTCACCTTTGGATAAGGCAAAGTCGCGCCGCTTGTGGTGTTTAGAACTTGGGCAAGACCTTCAATGGCGCCGGTGAATTTGCTCGCGACGTCAAGGATGTTCGAGAAATCTTCGGGAACCAAGAATCCACCGAGTGAATCGGTAGTGGTGATTTGAGAATCGGTACCGCGCATTTCAACCAATGAACGTTCTTCGGCAGTAAGTCCGCCCATTCCGTTGCGTAGGTATTTTGAAAATGCTGCGTGCTTGGTGATTTCCTTTTGTTCGGCGCGTACTTCGCGACCGGCGGCAATCTCCTTCTTCATTTGCTCGGCACGCTCGATTTTCTCAACGCTTTCGCC